GCTTCGGCAAATTCCTCACGGATTTCCTCTACAAACTCCCTATCTCCTGGCTCGCCCACAAAGTACTCGCTTTTGGTACCACTGTAGGGATAAGCTGAAGTAGAGCTCTTTATAGGATCAACAAACTTGATGCCAGGAATTCCATTAATGACCTCTTTATCGGTCAATGGCTTTGTGCACTTCCAGATGTCCAAAGAAAACACTTCACTGGCACTACGCATATAATCATTAGCTGCCATCTCCATGACTTTATGGTCATGAGGCAGCCCCGGTATTGCGGCAGCTGAAATAGTTTTCTGAAGTCCCCACCAATTAGGATTTATCTTAGGAGGTCTAAAATTGTTGACAACCCCGAAAACCTTTTCTACCTCAGTAGCAATTGGAGTATCTTTAACCGTGTGTGATGGCTTTACACACTTACCAGTGTGCCCATGGTATGATAATTGAGACTCTGGAGGAAGATATCTTAGAGGACTTTTGGTATGAGGTAAAACTGCCTTATACTCAATGCTGCCCATATTGGGTTCAGAAACCATACTGACAGGAAGTAAATTCCCGGGTCGTGAAGTGAGATGTTCAATAGCTTTAAGTACACTACCTCTAGTCAAGGAGCTAGCCATACCACAACATCTCAAATCTGCACTTCCAACATGCACTCCTGCTATACAAGGATATCTGGTATCAGTCACTAAGGGGGCTCCACACCACCCTAATTGTGAAGGAACCTCTAAATATTCATACAACAGAGCAGGAAAATTCCTTACCATCGTATGAGTACCAAGTCCTTTCACACATCTACCTGGAATCAAAGATACTTCTCCTGTTTTCTGACGCCTAAGCATCTTAAAAGGAGCAAGCTCGACGACTTCCTCAGGTAGATAATCAATGATACCTCCAAAATGACCTCCTGTATCCATGCCGCAAATACATAAATCATGATTTTCCAAACGAACAGAGTTGTTTCTACTCAGCCTAGTGGCAATTCTACCACCAGACTTTTGTGGACTATCTCTGAAGCCAGTAACTTCAAATGATTCATGTTCCAAGAAATAATGGTAAGGTAATAAACAATAACCCGAACTCAAAACCAAAATCTGGACCATCAACAATGATCCGTCTTTACAAACCAATTGAGCATAAAACAGGTGTTGTTTCACCTTGTTAATCAAATCTTGGTGTGTGATATTTTTACACTTAGGCGATACACTGATAGGACGAAGACAAACTTCACCCCAATCATTATAAGATGCATCTCTTGCTGCAGCCTCCTCACGGGTCTTGGGCTCAAAAGATCCATGTGGTACTGCTATTATAGACATTGGTGTAAAAGGTTGAGTACCTATATCATCTTTATCAGGTTTGGAAACACCTTCAGCTTCATTCTCTTCTCCAAAGAAATAAGGCCGAACTGTCTCTTCATACATGCCAGTTAACTCTTTGTAAATAACTCGAGCTTTAAAACACGCATATATTAAACCTATAGCAGTGCTAGCAGCCAAAGCTGCATTGACACAATTGTCTCTGCGTCTAGTAGCCAGAACTGACAAAACGTTCCTTTGTACAAGCCTATCAGTGTAAATTTCCATGGCCCGCTGAGTGAAATGTTTCATACGATATAAATAAAATACAGCTGTTAAAAACAGTACTACTTTGCTTTCATACAGTTCCGTGTAATACAAACATGGTATTAAGAACAAGCACAATCGAATGTGCTCCCAAGTATATGTTTTGGCATAATTCCACTTATCCATACTAGCCATCAAAGGTGCAAAACCAGGCAAATGAATAGCCCAAGACGGTAACAATTTGAGAAAATCATACGAACGGAAGAACCATTCTGCCTGAATTATCATGGCAAGACAAATACGTTCCTCAATGGTCTGTGTTCTATGTGTCAAGATACGTAACCCGCGATGGGTAATCTTTTTCACTGTCGAGGCAAACCCCATTTCAGCTTGAGCAATTAAAGGATGATCAGAACAATGTCCAGCTATTTGCTTACAACCGGGATGTGAACACACAGAAATCCCTCCAAGTTGTGCATTTTTGTGTGCAACAAAACTCTCCTGGAAATTCATATGATCATCAAATTGTTCTATCATGAATTGTATAGCTAGCTCCAAAGAGACATCTTGGAGAAGTCTCCCTTTATATGTCACTATCTCATATTCACAATTATAACCAATCCGCTTAGATTGAATGGGGCGTTCCACGGTAACCAACCATAAATCTTCAATAATAGGAGGTGGTCTCCCTTGATAAAAATTGGCTACCTTGACTCTGCTGAGTCCTGTGTTCGTGTCAGAACATTGAAACTCTTCCTTAACCTTGACACTAATGACAACATCTTGTCGTCTTTGAAATGCCCACGGATCTGCTGCAATCTCCGTAGCACGCAAATCTTTCTGATTTGTAGAAGTGAGGGCTATTTGAAATTCAGGTATAACTTTACCTTTATCTCTGACATCAGACATATTAACTGCAGTGGCTTGATTGTTAGCAATAATACGTAAATCGTCCGCAAAGTAATTATCATTCATGTCTTTAGAAAAGGTAGGGTCATCCAACTTAACAGCTATCATATTGGATGTACATCCATCCCAATATTTAAGCTTGCTGTCTCTAGTGTATGTTGTACCAGGTCCAATAGGCAAGTTTCTAGAGGTGAGGAGACATTGGATAATACAATCCATCATGGGAGATTTGCCCACGGCCGATTCCCCGCATAATTCAATCATGTAGGGTCGAACCTTTGGAATTCCTCCTATGCGTTTTGCTGCATAGTTGGCTAACAAGGCACCAATTTCACTCTTGCGTTTTGCTATGATATTCTTCTCAAAAGAACTCGAAGCATTATCCAGTAAACGCTGTAAATTTGTATGCAAAGAAGATAGTCGAGACCGAAATTCAGCTTCTCGAATCTTGCCAATCTTTTCCAAATTACCGTGCTCATAAAGATCCCAAAGTCGAATCATTTCATGAAACTCGGTATCCAAGTCATATCCTGATACTCCAACCAAAAGCAAACGTGGTGAGTTTGTAGCCCACGCACAATATCCCGTTTCGATAAAGTAGATTCCTAATTCGAATAAGACATCGAGAATAGTGGGTAAATCCATACTTTCCAATTTTGATGGTTGGAACAATTTGAAGCGCCCAATATTGAACGTGACATTTGCTGCTTCACACAGTCCAAATGCTACTAAAATGCCTAATAGGCGTTCAATTTGAGTTTTCGTTTTGCTTTGAGTGATGGTACGCCAATCCGACTGACACTTTTTAAGGGCTATTAACCAATCGGGTAAGCGCGCTTCATTGGATTGTGCTTGTGATGTCATATCTAATACATTTTCTTTCAAGTATTGATAGATATCCATCCAACACTCTGTGGATCCGGATGCAAGTACATAAGTACCAATCAATCCTACCACTTGTTTTTGTGATGTTGCCAAACAAAGGTTGGTAACTAATCCTGTTATCCTCCTAACTTCCATAGGTATATCTTGAGGAGTCAGGGCTTCACCCTTTGGTGGGGGCGGATTTACTTCTGTGTAATGTAGATCAACAGGAGCAAAGAAATTCCATACTGCTTGCGAGGCAGCGGCGCATGTGAGTCCAAAGCGGTTTCCCTCCGCGAATAGTGTGTTCATGCTAGATATTGGAATCAGCTGTCTGTATCAATAAGACAACCATGCTATTTTAACAGCTTTTTACAATGGCATGGCGCTCAAATGGAACTTAATCCAGAGCTTTACCGTAGTTCGCGGCCATTAGTTTGCGCGATTTTACTTCGTAACGAGATCTCTCAAATACCTTTCAGTATGAGCGTTCTCAGTTAACTAAGGTATCGATTAAAGGGGTAGCACCCCCTCATTTGATTACGTGTGGTCCGTAACATATCATGTTCGCTTGCTACTAAGACGACTTGTAATTGACTGCGTAAGTCTTATACTACCCGGAGGTAATGCTTATGTTGCAGTTTTAAACAAGTGAAAATTCGGGCTGAACAATGTTTTTGGGATAAACACGCACACATC